CGTATTGGGCCTCCAACTCGCCAAGGATAAAGTTTTGCGCGCCCATTGTGTCGCCAGCAGCGACCATTTCCTTGACCATTTCCCTTTGTTGCTCGGTGAACACCGTGCCTGATTCTGTCAGAGCGCTCATGCCCGCAACCGGGTTTTCCAGCGCCTTGGCAAGCTGCAATGTCGCGCCTTTAACATCGCTTCCCATTGCCGCCGAAAGGTCCAGTGCGCTTTCGATAGCGCGGTCAAAAACGTCAAAAGCGTTTGCTGCGCAGATCGCACCCCGTCCACGCTCTCCAGCGTAGCACGCGCCAAGGATTGCGCTTGTTGTTCAAGTTGCCTTGAAGTCTTCCCAGCAATGCCGCCAGTCGCCTCAAGAACAGCGTTAATGCGGGCCGTGCGCGTTTCGTATGCCTGCGCTGCCCGGATGCTTTGACCAGAAGCAAAAGCCGTTAAGAGCGAAGCCGCAACACCACCAGCCGCAACGGCCAAACGCCTCATGGCCTTGCTCAGTGTTTTGCTGCGGCCCTCAAGCGAACCGACCCCGCGCTCGGCCTTTGCGCCCGCCGCTGTTAGGCGGTCAAGTTCCTCGCGGCCTTTGACGAGTCCCCGGCTGTCAACGTCCATTCCAAGAGTGGCGAAATCAGTCATTTTCTAAAACCCTCTCGACGGGCGAAACGGCAAAAGGTGAACGGTTGTTGATTTCAGAGCAATAGGCGCGCGACATGTCGTATATCATTTCCCATTCCTCATGCGTCAACCGCTTGCCTGTCATCGTAGCATAAGCCTGCAACTCTTGCCATTGCAAAGGCTGGCCTTCGCGCGCCTCGCCGATCTGGTGCCAGACTTCGTGCAGAACCTCATCTGGGTGCAGGTCCGGAACTTCCCACCCGAAAACCTCGTATCGCGGCTCCTTGTGCTTTTCCGGCGTGACGTTAAGCCATGCGAGTTGCGCCGCGTAGGTTATCAGTCCTGCGCGGCGTTTCCCAAATTTGCGCGGCCCTCCGCAATTGTATCAAAAATCTGCATCCGAACTTGTCGCTTTGCCGCTGATGCCTTGCGGTCGATAAGAAGCCGGACGTTTTCGGGCGTGCAATCTTCGCTGCCATTTACAAAGACGTTTTCCCAAGACTTGATTGCAGCGACGATCAGATCGTCCAAAAGCCTTTCAAGCTTTGCCGCGTGCTTGGCTTCCAGATCATCAATGTCTTTGTCCTTGGCGCGGGCCACCCGCCGATCTTGTGCGCTTTCTGCGACCCGATACTTTGTAAACGCTTCGTATACCTCGTTGCTGCCAGCAGGCAGAAGTTCAACGCGACACGGCTTGTCGTTTTCTTCAATGGTAATGGATTTCCCATTCCAATAAAGAGGCTTGCCATCTACTTCCAGATGAACCCATTTGGTGCTGTCTTTGCCTTCAAACTCAAAATCGCCGAAGTCCATTATCAATCCTCTGTTTCAGGTTCTTGCTGCGAAAAGGTGAAGGTGAAGCCCTGAACGCTGCCACCTTCGACCGGGTTTTCGTTTCGACTGTGGAAGATGCCTTCCGCTGTCAGCGTGCGGCCATCTGGATACACGGCGCGCATGAAGCCGCGCCCCTCGTCATCAATGGAACAAAGGCTGCGCACCAAGTCCTGACCACCGTCTCCGGGTATGCGCCGAACCGATATGCTGCTTTCCGCGCCCTGACTGGTTTCCTTGATCTGCCGACCGATGCCATCATCGTAACCGTCCAGGTCGCCAAGGCTGTCAGACATGCCGAATTGAAGCCCACCTGAGTAGCCTTTAAGCTGCACAAAGCTGCCATGCAAGGCAGACACGAAAACCTCCGTGCCCTTGTGGGTGTAGACTTCCCAATCCGACATGTCCTAGGCCTTATGCAGGCTCGGTCGATTTGACCGTTGGCAGTTCCTGCTTAAAGGTCACGATGCCCTGCTCTGGATCGCCGCCGGTGATCTCGTTGTCGCCCGCGCCCATAAGATAGCCCTGCGCATAGGAAACAGGATCGCCAGCCTCAGCCGCCGCATTGCACGCAGCAGAAATGACCTTGATCGATGCAGCGCCATCGCATGTGGCCGTAATCGTATCGACAAGAGCCTGCCCCGCGTCACTGTCAACGCGGCGATAGCTGATTTCGCTTTCCTTGCCAGCGTCAAGCCCGCGCCCGCTCAAGGTCAGACCCATTGCCACATCTTCGGCTTCGACCGATGCGCCTTCCATGCCTAGCGCAAGACCGCCGAGATAACCGGTCAGACGAACCCAATCCAGAGCCTCGAACCCGGTTGGGTCGTTTGTTTCTGGACGCTCGTCTGAAATCCAGACTTGCTTACCCTTGTGTGTTTTAACTATAGCACTCATTTTCTTGCCCTTTCGTTTGGCCTAGCCTTCGGTCTTGTAAGTCATGCGAACGGGAACCGTCCAGTTGTTAGCCTCGTCATGCAAGCCCGCTACAGGTTCCGCGCGCTCGATTAGCACATTGCCCGATCCTGCACTAAGCCGCGTGCCTTCTCGGAATTGTTGCGCAATGGCTTCCGCAATCCCGTTGGCTTCCGTGGTGAATTTATCACTTTCGGCAACCACTGTCACCAACCATATGCCCGTCTTGTCTTCGGGGTAATCGCAATCAACGACAGGCTGAATGCGGCTTACAGGATTATGAAGCGTGCGCAGGTATGTTTTGGGCTTAGGCTGCGTGCTGTTCGGATGGTCCCATGGCGGGGTCTTATTCCCCCACGCGATAGGCGGGCAATTCGTCATCGCGGCAAGCCTCTGACCTAGCGCGGTTTCGATTTCATCCAGCGTCATGACCGTTTAACCTTCTGTGCATTGCGGGCAACGATACTCTGCCATTGCGCCGATGCCTCATCCCGGAACATGCGGCCATTGACTGGCTCGTAATTCCGCCGCCGTGCATATGCCGCAGTCCAACCCATCCGCAGCAGATCGCCCGGCTCAAGGCGCGCGATTGTCAGCGTGTGCGCGTCATCTCCCTCAGCAACCCGGCTACCATTGATTTCAGTTGCAAAGCTGCCTTTCAAATTGCCAAGGTCCACCGGCATAGGCCCGCCCTGCGCGTAAGGCTTTTGCGCAATATCGCCCAAGTCCTGCGCCGATTGCCGCAAAACCTTGGCCATATCCTCTTCGACTAGTCCGGCTATGTCCTGCAACTGTGCTGTGAAACTCTTTGACATTAGCGCAACCAATCCACAGAAACCCGTTCAAAGCATCGGCAATTAATGATCTGGCCCGGTGCTGCCCCCATGCTGCTATCCCCCGGCGTCATCATGCGCGACCCGTCCGGCAATTCCCAAGGCTCATCCATGCCTTCGATTGTTTCGCCGTTCATCGCCATGTGATCCTCGCGCGTGCGCGCGTCCATTGTCGCATCCCATGTGCGCGTGATCGCCTGACCATCGATCTTGCCTTCGTCAATCGCTTGCACGAACCCCTCGCGTCGCCCTTGGCGCAATGCGGTGATTGCCTCGGTGCGCGCTATCGTTTCCCCGCGTTGCTGCAATAGCTGGTTGCCGTATTGCTTGAGGCTAATAACCCGGTCAGCTTCCGACACGGCGCGCCCAGCCTCGAATGCGCGCATTATGCGGGCCTCTGTGGCGCGGTTGACCTTATACTTGACCCTTCCACCCTCGACCAGCGACCGAACGCCCTCTGGCGTGCGCATGGCCTCTGCAACAATGCGCAGCCGCTCCGCCCGTGGCCCATCCAGCCCGACAATGCCGCCAACGCGAAGGCGTGAACGCCTATCGACACGCCCGACAATATCAAGCGCCGCCGTGCGTGGCCCTGCCCCGGTGGCAATCTGGCTTTCGATAGCCCATCGCACCGATGCCGTGACAACCTCGCGCTGTTCTCGCGCGATATTGGTTATCAGACCTCCGACATGGCTGCGCACCCATTCCTCAGCGCGGGGGTGTCGCCCGTCAAAGCCAAACGCCACGCCAGCCCTGCGCGCGCTTTCTGTGACCAATGCGCCGCCCGTGGCAAACGCACCCGTTAGCGCCTGATCCAGCGGAAACAGAAGCCCTTGCGGGGTTTGCAGCAGGGAAGCCGCCCGCGCCACGTCACCGGCCTCAAGCGCCTCCGTAAGCGCCCGCACGTCAATGCTATCCCGCGCCGCAAAGATAGCCGCCGTGAAAGCCTGCGCGACTTCCGGTTCCAGCTT